CATTACTCTTATCGAGTCATATGATTTATAATTATTGCGGATGGTAACATGATTTGTTTCCACTTTAATAATTTTTTTGAATTTGTTAAATGTATCTTCATTACATGTTTCGTAAGAATGTTCTTCCAGTGCCAACATGTACTGTATTGACTTGTGAATGAACCCTCGTCAGACTTGAAACAGTGATATTTCAACAATGATAAGGTTCTGCGATTAGATCTAAAAATATTAAGATGAATCCATTGTCAAATTCACAAATCATTTTTTTTGGAAATTTGTGAGTTGTATGTAAAAACCCACATTAATTTGATAAGAGATCTTCTTTCTATTATCAATTTTATGTCAAACCAACATGAATTTCACAAGAACTAAAAAAACAGCAAAATGGTAGTCAAATAAACTAAATTAATTTTTTTGGAAAATTTGTGAGTTGTATGTAAAACCCACATTAATTTGATAAGAGATGATCTATTATCAATTTTATGTCAAATCAACATGAATTTCACAAGAACTAAAAAAACAGCGAAATGGTAGTCAAATAAACTAAATTAATTTTTTTGGAAATTTGTGAGTTGTATGTAAAACCCACATTAATTTGATAAGAGATGATCTATTATCAATTTTATGTCAAACCAACATGAATTTCACAAGAACTAAAAAAATAGCGAAATGGTGGTCAAATAGACTAATCATTTTTTTTGGAAATTTGTGAGTTGTATGTAAAACCCACATCAATTTGATCAGATATCTTCTATCTATTATCAAAATAATATCAAATATGTGTTAAATTTGAAATAATTTTCGTCAAAAAAATATTAGTAACTATGCTCAGAGAAGAAGAAAGCATTAGAAAATTTATGTCCATTGATTAAAGAAGATAGTGAATTACACAAAACTAATTCATTACCATCATTTATTTATGATACACCTAACCATTTGAATTATATTTGTCAGTTTCTTCGAAAAACACATCTAAAATATTAAAGATTATCTACAATGGACAGAACAATTATTATTTATCATTTACCATTAGAAAGATTAAAAAAAATTCAAAAAAATGTTTATTGTTAACGCTAAAATAGCATGGTGTATGGAACAGATAGATCCATCAAAAAAAATCAAGTCTGGCGATGAACGTAAAATAAAAAGAAGATTTTTTAACAAAATTAAACAAAATATTTTTGAATCACCAAATATACATTGGTTACGTGGTTTTAATGATATTCATTTTGGTCGTTTTTATGTCATTAAAACACAAAATGATTTAGATATTATTTTGCAACGTGTCAAAAAAAATCTGGAAAATTATGGTTTCACAGTTAAAATAAAAACTAAAGAATTTAGATAAATTTAAGATAAATCCATACTTAACTAAGTTAGTTCAATTGCTTAATGCTTTTTTAGCTAATAAATCTGCTATAGAATTTCCCATTGAATGAGAATCACTATTATTTGTATGTGCTCTAATAAATTTCAATTGAATATTATTTTTTTTAGTTAAAATTTTCACGATTCTTCTGATCAATTGTGAATTTTTAACAGCTCTATTTTTATATTTATAATATTTTTTTTCTCTGCCATTCCATCTCCATTTTTTGTGCCATTTTGTACAACAATTAATGGAATATTGTGAATCAGTGTACAACACAAAATTTGTATTTGGAAATTTTTTTGAGTATGTAAATTTGGTTGCTTTTAGAATAGCTTTTAATTCAGATATGTTATTAGTGGCATTAGGAATTTTTTTTGAAAATTTAATATCTAATTTAGGAATATAAATTCCTATTCCACCATAATTATTTTTTCTTCCATTATTAAAACAACTCCCATCCGTGTAAATTTCTATTATTTGATTTTTTGTTTTATCAACTATTTTAGTTTTATTAATTATTTTAGTTGCCATTACAGTTTTATTTTCTATTTTGTCAGATACAAACCAATTTCTAATATCCATTTATATTTGATAAAATTTATTATCTGTAAGTTTTATATATAATGGTTCAAATTTTAAATGATGAAGAATTTATCGAAGCTGTATTTGGAGCATTGGGTTGGATCATAAGTTCTTTATATTTCCAAAAAACATTTATAAAAGAAAATATAATAGTTATAGGTGGGATTGCATGGTCGATTGTGTGGTTCGTTCGTAAAATAGGAATGAGAGTTTACAGAAAACTAAAAATAAAATATAAAAAAAATAAAGAATATGGAATAAATGTAAAAAATTTTACTAATTTAAATGATGATTTATTTAGATCGATTATTTTTGCTCTGGTTCTTTGTGTGACATATCTGATTTTAATTCATTCATCAACATTAGATGATGGTTTTTCTAATTTGACAATTAACACTTATGGTTTGGTAGTAGGATTTGGAATTTTAGGATTATTGGTTTATGTAACATGAATATCAATTTAAGTAAGTTTAATTCGAAAAAATGGTTGCCATTATTTTTGCTACAAAGCCGGCGTTTCAAATCAAAAATAATGTAAAATATGTTTTTGTGATGGCAAAATTCAAATAAAATTTTGTGTTATTTTCAAATTGACCAAATGGTTCAAACCATCAATATATTGGTCAAAATTTCGTCCTAAAATCAGTTCAATTAAATTGTCTAATCCTGCTAAACCATCAATAGATTTATTAAAATCATTTCCAAATTTCAAATGAGTTAAATTAACTAATCCTGTTAAACCATCAATTTCTTGGTCAAATTTGTTTCCAAAAGTCAAATGAGTCAAATTCATTGATTTGACAAAATCAATTTTTTTATTAAAATTGTTCCCAAAAGTCAAATGGGTCAGACCGACCAATCTTAACATTTTTTTGATTTTACCATTAAAATCCCTTCCAAAAGTCAGATGAGTTAAATTAACCATATTTTTAAAACTAACAAAATCTTCATTAAATTTATCTCCAAAAGTCAAATGAATTAGACCATGTAATTCTGATAAAACATCAATATCTTGATTGAATTCATCTCCAAAAGTCAAATGAGTTAGACTATGTAATTCTGATAAACTATCAATATCTTGATTGAATTCATCTCCAAAAGTCAAATGAGTAAGACTATGTAATTCTGATAAACTATCAATATCTTGATTGAATTCATCTCCAAAAGTCAAATGAGTAAGACTATGTAATTCTGATAAACCATCAATATCTTGATTGAATTCATTTCCAAAAGTCAAATGAGTTAAACTATGTAATTCTGATAAACTATTAATATCTTGATTGAATTCATCTCCAAAAGTCAAATGAGTTAGACCATGTAATTTTGATAAACTATCAATTTCTCGATTGAATCTATATCCAAAAGTCAAATGAGTCAAACCATCCAATTCTGACAAACTATCAATAGTTTGATTAAATGTATGTCCAAAAATCAAATGAGTTAAATCATCCAATTCTGACAAACTATCAATAGCTTGATTAAATGTGTGTCCAAAAATTAAATGAGTTAAACCATCTAATTCTGATAAACCATCGATGGCTCGATCAAATGAATCCCCCAAAGTCAAATGAGTTAAATTGTCTATTTTTGATAAATAATGAATTTCATTAAATTCTTTTAAACCATCAATATATTTACCAAAATCTCTGCCAAAGGTTAAATGAGATAACCTAACCAATTTTTCCAAAACATGTATGGACCGATTGAAAAATGTTCCAAAATTTAAGTTGGTCAAATTAACTAAATTTTCTAAACTATCAATATATTGATTAAATCTATGTCCAAATTTTAGATCAGTCAAATTAACCAAATTTTCTAAACTATCGATAGGTTTGTTAAATCCATTTCCAAAATTTAGGTTAGTCAAATTAACCAAATTTTTTAAACTATCAATAGGTTGATCAAATCTATGTCCAAAATTTAGGTTAGTTAAATTAACTAAATTTTCTAAACTATCAATAGGTTTATTAAATCTATGTCCAAAATTTAGGTTAGTCAAATTAACCAAATTTTTCAAACTGTTAATAGGTTTGTTAAATCCATGTCCAAAAGTCAAATGAGTTAAATTTACTAATCCTTCCAAATTATCGATATATTGGTTAAATTTAAATCCAAAAGTTAAATGAGTGATGTTTGGCGTGATATCCATGATGTTTAATCTATCAAAATCATCTGTTTGTTTAATTACAAGATGATATAGATTTTCAAATTTGTCCAAATTTTTAAATTGAAATTTACGAGTGGTAACATTAATTTCAACAATGTTGTCTGATTTAAATTTTTTGGAATCATCAAATTTCACAAAATCATTATCGTAAAATTTGATTTTATTCAAATCATCACCCAGTCTAAATATGTTTACTTTTATTTTATTTTTAATGTTGGTAAATCTAAATGTTTTATTGATACGATTAAATAATGATTTATATTCATCATCTGTAAATGATTTGAATTTGGAATCTTCAACAGTATTTCTGTCATAATATTCTTCAAAAAAAATTTTCAAGAATTGTTCATTTGAATAATCCAAATGATAATACCATTTATAAATATCAATTTCGAAAAAATTAGGAATTTGATCAACATTCATTTGTTGTAAATTGATAGAAAATTGTTCAAATATACTAAATTCTCTCAAGTCGATTTCGTGATCAACTCTATGGTCGCTATTTTTAACCAAGTTGGAATGTCCAAGTCCAAAATTCCAAGTATATTTTTGTTCATCATTAAAAAAAATGTGTATTTTTCCAAAATATGATTTATCCAACATAACACCTAATCTTAACGGTTTTATAATTGGAACAAAATCTTCCCAATTATCAATATTTGAAAATAAATTTTTGATTACTGTCAATATATTAGATTCATGTGAATCATTCATACCACTCATTATTTCAAATCTTGAAATTTTATTTATTTTATTTCGACAATTTTTGCCATATTTAACATTGGACAAATCAGATGTTAAGAATCCCCAAGCATCTCTGGCCCTAATTTTATCAAAATGTACACCTTTAATAGTGATAGATTTTGTTCCAGATGTTTGTAGTGCTACAGTATCATAAATTTTAAAAAAAGATATAACATCTGGAATGGCTCCCAAGTGATATAATATTTCCATATCAAATATATTTTCCCTGAAACACATAATTTGAATAAAATTTCTTAATGCTGTTTCTCCACAATCTGGATATATTTTTTTTTGTCCACAAATTTTAGAAGATAATTCTACATTTTCAAATGTTTGTAATTGTAGTTTATTTTTGTACTTAATTGCTAATGCTAAATTAAAATCCCTTACGTCTGGGCGTTGTAAATCTCTTTCTGTGAATAAATCATCTGTAAAATCATCAGGTATATCCAATGTTCGTTTTCCAAGTAAAATTAACACTTCATTTAAGCCTTTATAGTATTCTTTAATACCCATTTTATTATTTGCTATCCACCATACCACCGTTAGTACAGTTTGATAAAACATAAAATTTTCATATTCAGACTTGTTCCAATATTTATGAATATACCTGTTTAAAGGTTTTTTAAACTCATTGAATGTTCCGATTAAATTTTGACAGAATTTAATTCTATCTGTTTGAGAATCTCTTGTATTTTGTAATTTTTGTAATTTATCCTGGTTTTTCGTGTGTTTAAGCATATTTTTTATTTGTCTTTTTAAATTATTGTATTGTGTGATTTCTTTTTTCATTTGTTCTATCATTGGTTGAATGTAAAACATAGCACCAAGATATTTTCCTAAATCTTTTGGACTAAAAGAAAATAATTTGTTAGTGGGTCTAAATTCACTGTTTTGTTGATGAAACAATTTTTTGACAAATATGGACAAATGATTATTATTAAACACAAAAACACAATTATAGAGTATATTGGTTGTTGTCCATAAGAATCCATACACAGGATTGAGATAAAAATCATCTTTTGGATCATAAAACAAATCAATATTTTTTAAAGTTTCCACAATGGGTTTAGCTCCACCAATACTTTGATATGTGGTAATAAATTGTTTCACTAAAAGTTTAGCTTGTTTGGAACACAAGGGATATGAAATTTTTGTAATAGGATGTATGATTTCCATTTTATATAACATAACAAATAAAATAGAAATAGAAATAGAAATAGAAATAGAAATAGAAATAGAAATAGAAATAGAAATAGAAATAGAAATAGAAATAGAAATAGAAATAGAAATAGAAATAGAAATAGAAATAGAAATAGAAA